GTAAATCATGAATTCCTTATTTTATGGTCAGCCCGGAACTGGAAAATCGACCCTTGCAACTGGTGTCGCAATAAAATATGCTAGTGAAGGGCGACGCGTTGCAGCTAATTATTACATCGATTTCTCTGCAGCCTGTAATTCACCCAAATCTAAAATTGCCTCTTCTTCTGCAGTCATTATCCCTAGCCGACCTTCGTTTCAGATTCTCGAATCCCTTGGCCTTGGCTGGCATGATGGGGCAAAAAAATTAGAGGATAAAAACGGATTGCTCATTATCGATGAGGCCGGTGGCTGGCTCAATAGCCGTTCGTGGCAAGCGCAAGACCGCCTGAAAATTATTGATTGGCTTCTTCAGGCCCGTAAACGCGGCTGGGATGTTTTACTCATTGCGCAGCACCCATCAATACTCGATAAACAGGTACGCGAGGCTGTAGTTGAGGGATATGCGCGGGTCCGTCGAATGGACAGGCTGAAACTATTTTCTTTCATTCCACTACCTCGCATCCATATCGCGATCCTTCGTTACGGCCTCGAACTCACAGCACCTGTCCTGGAACGATTCATATTCCGTGGTCAGATTGAGCAACAATGTTTTCATTCCTATGATCTGTTCGGTACGGATTCTGAATCGGCAATTTATTCCGTGTTACCTGCACGCATTACTAAATTTCACGGAGCCAAAAACAAATCACAAATCAAATCTGCCATTCGTTATGCGCAACGTCCTTTAAAAAAGCCCAAGAACCATATTATTCGGCTCATAGAGCGGCTACCCGAATCAATTCGCACCAAACATGCCCAGCACTATATTCGCTTCCTCGATACGCATCCTGACAGGCCTGCGTAGCAGGCCGGAAGGGTGCGTATCTGGGCTTGTCTTCTTAACCAACAAAGTTCACGGAGGTTTTTCATGTTTATCGATCGGGATTCTTTATCCATTAAATCATTAAGTTGTAAAATATCCAGCGTTTGCCGTGTTCATGATTCATCTTTACCGTCTGGTACTCGTTTTCGGCAAGTTTTTATCACCCTTACTTATTCCGATAATATTCCTTGGCAAGTTGATCAAATTAAAAATTATCTAAAAATCGTTCGCAGTTTTTTGGCTCGCAAAAAAATTCCTTTTCGATATGTTTGGGTCGTCGAAGCAACTAAAAAACTACGACCTCATTATCATATTCTTGTCTGGCTGCCTTACCGCGTACGCATTCCAAAACCCGATGTTTCTGGTCATTGGAATTTCGGCTTATCGCGCATTGAGCAAGTGCGTGTTTCCGCTTCAGCATACATTGCTAAATATATTTCCAAGATGGCTGATAATTTGGCTCGGATATATCGTCCTGCACCTGGCGCACGTACTTTTGGTGCTGGTGGTTTTGGATCTACTGGTCGGCTGGCTTATTCGTATCTTCGCCTACCTTCATGGGCTAAAAAACTGTATGTCTCCTCTCCAAATATAAAATCTAAAAAAATTTCAGGCGGATATTATTTCTATTCGCATGACCTGCAATTATCTGGATTTTATCCATCCCCGCATCATGTTATTTGGACGTGTCAAAATTTCATCCATGGTTTAAAAATCACAAAAACTTTTTCTTATTTACCTGCATTTTCCGCTTGACAAATTTTTTTTCGTATTGAATAATTTTTCTGTCACTTGACAACGAACCGGCGAACCGGAACAAAAAAAGGAGATATAAAATGCTTACTTTCGAAATTGCTTCCTGTGATGCTAAAACGAACGATAAAGGTACTTATTATTTGATCAAAGCCTATTTGTTTACGGGTGCTAAATATCCGTTTAATTTTACGTTTTTTGCATTCGATTCTTGGCCCGTCGGCAAAAAATACACCATGACTCCGGCCGCTATTTTTGTCAAAGCTGATCGTTTGGCAATTAATCTGAATTCTTCGACTTGTGTTCCTGAACTCGTAGTCAATAAATAAAATGCGGTTTTTTTTATTCGCTCTTTTTTTTATTGCTGGCAGTGCAAGCGCTGCTGGGTATGTGGGCGCTGATCAACTTTGTTATAATTCACCTGCTGCCGCTATACCTTCTTTTGTTCGTTCTTACCCGCCAATGATTGTTCGCTCTAATAGGCCGTTATATTTATCGTTCAGCGTGGCTTCTGCTAATAGTTTGCTTTTAGCTTATAAAACTCGTAGTGGTGCCACCGTATCGAATCTAACCTTAAATTTACCTTCATGCAGTTCTCAGGGGCTTTCGGCTGATGAGGGTAATCTGAACTGGGAATTGGCTGTGTTGGGTTCTATACTCTCCCTTGGTCTCGGTTTTTTGGTAGGTAAATCGTGATTATTTACTGGATATATAGCTGGTTTCTGGGGCTGCTTTTAGGTCTTGTATTTCGTGTCATTGACCGGCTTTATACCTCTTGGTTTTCTTAGGTGAACGGGAATTTTTCCACACAGCACACCGACTGAAATCGGTTGGAGGTATCAAAAAATGGACTTTACTGCTCTCGCAACAACTCTGAGCACGGTCGTATCCGGTGCTATCACTGCGGCAATCCCTGTCATTGTGATTGTTCTCGGTGCTACTGTTGGCTACCGTGTATTCCGCCGTTTCATTCGTGGCTAACCAACTGCCCCTCCCTTTTTTTGGGGGGGGGTTTTTTTCTATAGACTGTTTTTTCTAAAAACTTACTATGCACGTTCTAAAAAAAATGTACGCGAACTGCGCGTTTTTGCGCAGATTTTCGGTCGTCCCGAAAATGCGTATTTTTTTGTTTCTTGCTCTTTTTTCTGCCCCCGCTTTTGCTATTTTTCCAGCGATCATCCCCGGTGTTCAGGCTCTGCTGGTTTGGGGCGGCGCTACTGAAGCTCTGGCATTTGCGGCTGACGTTTCGCTCGCTTTACATTTGGGCGCATTAGTATCGTTCCTATCAACGTCTTCTAATTCAACCCTCGAAATTGGTCCACATGCAGCGACTGATAATCCCTCTACTCCTGCTCCACCATCTACATATTGGCATATAACTCAACTTCCTCTCGCGCTTGACAATGCAGATTTTTACACTGGTTTAGATCAATTTATTACAACTTATAGCTGCCACTATAATTTAGCTGGAGTTAATTATTCGTTCACCGCGCATGATATGCTCGGATATGCACCCGGAGCTTCTACGCAATACATGAATATGGACGGCAAAACGATTATTTGCTCCGGCGCTTCACCAACTCAATATATTACTGGTTATCTGCGTTCTGCTGCCGAGGGCTCGGACAGTCGTTGTTCGATGCGTCGTAACGGCAATAATGGCTGGGCGACTGATGATCCTGATTGTGCAACGCATACTGGCGCTATGACTGTCTATCTCGATTCTCCGTCTTCGGATTTCAAACTGCCCCCTGCTGGTGGCAGCGTACCGTCTGATGCTCCTGTCGTGGCTACTATGTCTGCGGATGGCACAGTTAGCATTGTTGAGCATTACGCACTTCCTGATGGTCAAACAAAAAATATCTCTACTTCGTTATCTGCACCTGACCCCTCTGACGGTTCAGTCTCCGTAGTCGGACAGTCTATCAATACGTCGGTCGGCGTTGGTTCCTCTGAAATCATTTTGCCTCCGGTTGATAATTCTGGCGTTGAGTCTCGGCTTGATGCAATTAAACAGGCCGAGGATGCGGACCGGCAAAGTGCGGATGATGCTAATGCGGCGTATTCCCCAGATTCGTCTGCTAATCCTAAAATTGGCGATTTTTTATTTCCGTCGCAAGGCGATTTTTCTGCAAGTCCACCATCTCTTGATCTGCCGTCGTCTGATGGGTCTTGCAAAACCCTGCCTGTAAGTTTCGGCATATTTAATTTTGTCCTAGACCCCTGCCCGGTCGTTTCAGCCGTTATGCCCCTGGTAGATTGGTTGATTATCGTGCTTTCGATCATTACCGGCGTATTCATTCTCGTTTCACCTACTCGGACGTAAATCATGGGCGCTATTGCTGCAATTTTTTCCAAGTTTGCCGTTTTCATTGGTGGTTTTTTTGCTGCTAAATATGGCGTTAAAATCGCTGTTGCTGCTGCCATTGTTACGACGTATATTGCAATTTATGCTGCCACTGTTGCAGCAATTTTTGCTCTCGCAACGTTAATACCTGCCTCACCGTTTCCGCAATTTTTACTCCAATTTTTCCCAAGCACGTCGACGATCTCTTTTTCTCTCTCTGCCATACTTGGCAGCTATTTTACAAGGATGTCATTCGATTTTTGGCGTTTGTCCTTTTCTCTCGTTTCTAAAGTGGCCGGTTCCTAAATGGATGCGAACCGGACATTTTTGACCGCCCGGACATTTTTGACCGTTTTGA